TTATGGACACTCAGCTATTTTACAAGCAGTACATACAGATTTTGGAACTTTACCATCTGCTTCTTTAAACACATCTCAAACTAGTAATGGCTTACTATCTGGTACATATAATAAAAATTATCAATATGGTTTTAATTGGAATAATATTTCAACAGCAAACGATAATATAAATTATTTGATGCCTATAGATTGGGCTAGTGGAACTGCAGGGGCCTCTGGAGGTAATTCTGTATTTAACCTATCAACATTAAAAATACATCCAAGTGCATCTACTGGAGCAGGAGTAGGATTATCATCTAGTGCATCTCCTATAGGTGCTAGAAAATTTTCTATACCACTTCAAGGTGGGTTTGATGGTCAAAATCCTGCAACTTCAAAAAATGTTGGAACAAGCATAACAGCAACAAATACAATGGGCTTTGACTTGGGGACTGGTACGGCCACAGGCGCAAAATCCTATAAAAAAGCTATAAGTGCAATAAGTAATCAAGATGAATTTGATATTAATATGATTGTTACTCCGGGAGTAATATCTAGATTACATTCTTCGGTATCACAAAAAGCAGTTGATGTATGTGAAGATAGAGGAGATTGTTTTTATATAATGGATTCTATTGCAACAACAGATTCTATTTCAACAGCTACAACTGAAGCTGATAATTGGGATACGAGCTATTCAGCTACTTATTATCCTTGGATGAAAATGAGAGATACTAATCTTAATAAATATATTTGGGTTCCGCCTTCAGTATTATTACCATCGGTATTTGCATTTAATGATCAGGTGTCAGCAGAATGGTATGCCCCAGCCGGATTAAATAGAGGTGGATTAACAACTGCAACAGATATCTATACAAGATTAACCCACGATGAAAGAGACGATCTTTATGAAGGTCGAGTTAACCCGATTGCAATATTCCCGGGACAAGGAATAACAGCTTGGGGACAAAAGACTCTTCAATCTAAAGCATCTGCGTTAGATAGAATTAATGTTCGAAGATTATTAATCAACTTAAAGAAATTCGTTGCTTCTACTGCTAGATATTTAGTATTCGAAAATAATACAACAGCTACAAGAAATAGATTCTTATCAACTGTTAATCCATACTTGGAAAGTGTACAACAGAGACAAGGATTATATGCATTTAAAGTAGTTATGGATGAAACGAATAATACTCCAGATATCATAGATAGGAATATAATGAAGGGTGCAATATATATACAGCCAGCCAAGGCAGCAGAATTTATAGTCGTAGATTTCAATATAATGCCTACTGGAGCGTCCTTTGAGGATTAAAAAATAAAAAAATAGATATTTATATTAGAACGATACATAGGAAAATAAAGACATGGCAGAACTAATCGATCCCAATGAAATAATGTTTACGGCTTTTGAGCCCAAACTTGCAAATAGATTTATAATGTATATTGATGGAATTCCCTCTTTTATATGTAATAAATGTTCTAGACCTGATCTTACATTTGAGACTGTTAAAATAGATCATATGAATACCTATAGAAAAATATTAGGAAAAGGTGAATGGCAAGATATAACTGTTTCATTATATGATCCAATTGTTCCTTCGGGAGCTCAGGCAGTAATGGAATGGGTACGTTTGGCTTATGAATCTGTTACAGGAAGATTTGGATATTCAGATTTTTATAAAAAAGATGTTACTATAAACGTATTAGGTCCTGTTGGTGACAAAGTTGAGGAATGGACTCTAAAGGGAGCTATGCCAGCTGGAACTGCTCCGGCCGATTTAGATTGGTCTACAAATGACGTTTTAGGTATCGATCTTACAATTGCCTATGATTACGCTATACTGCAATATTAATTTCCCTCACTTGATTGATAATTGCTAATTAACCCCTATTTTTAGGGGTTTTTTATTGCAAAAAATTTAAAAGGTTTAATATTTATTAGAAAGGTTAATATATTTAATGAAAAGGAGAAAGTTATGTCGAGAGTTGTAGATCCCGATTACCCAAAGAAAAAAGAAAATGAAGAATTAAAGGATAAATTAATTCAGGAATATCAGGGGGAGCAAGTAAAGGAATCCCAATTTCCAACAGAAGAAGTAGATCTTCCTAGTAAGGGATATCCATATCCAAAAGACAATCCACTATCTAGTGGTAAAATAGAAATGAAATATATGACGGCCAAAGAGGAAGATATCTTGACCAATTCAAACTTCATTAAAAAGGGAACTGTAATCGATAAAGTTTTGAGATCTCTTATAGTAACGCCAATAAATTATAATGAATTATTAATTGGTGATAAGAATGCTGTATTGTATGCAGCAAGAGTTTTAGGATATGGAAAAGATTATGAAGCAGAAGTTGAAGATCCAGAAACAGGAGATAAACAGAAAGTTACTATAGATCTATCTCAAATCAAAAACAAAGAAATAGATGAAAAAGATTATATTCCGGGAGAAAATAAATTTGAATTTACCTTGCCAACTTCTAAGGTTAAAGTTTGTTTTAAGCTTTTAACCCATAATGATGAAAAGAACATTGAAAATATGTCAAAAGCATTAAAAAAGCAAGGAAAACCTTCGGCTGAGATAACGACTAGATTAAAGCATGTAATTCTTTCAATAAATGGTGATGATGATAAAAAATCTATTTATGATTTTGTTGATAATAAACTTTTGGCCATAGATTCTGCTGCTTTTAGAAAAGAAGTTGTTAGAATAATGCCAGATTTGGATACTAAATTTACATTCTACTCAGAATCTTCGGATAAGGAATATACTATGGATATTCCAATTGGGATCCAATTTTTTTGGCCTGGGACCTGAAATCAGGTCCATTCTGTTTGACCAGATATTCTATCTAGTATATTCTGGAAAAAACTTTTCATTTACTGAAGTTTATGATATGCCTGTGCCATATAGACGGTACTTTTTGGATAAATTATCTGATACGATCAATGCACAAAATAAAGAGATAGAAAAAGTTCAAAAACCCCCCAATCAAAAGTTACCAAAAGCGTCTTCAAAGTTTAGAAAATAAGAATTTTTGATATTTATAATTGATAAAATATATCAAGGAGAAAAACATTATGAAAAAATCTGAGTTAAATGAAAAATTTCTCGGTATGAATTGGAGTAGCATTGCAGCTGGCTTAATATCATTTTTAATAGGTAATCAAATTAAAAATAAGGTAGTTAGAAAGGTTGTAATGAATGATTCCAAAATTAAAGCAAAGATAAAAGACCTTACAAATAGAGCAGCTGCTATTCAAAAGGATGCAGAAGATATTATTGCCAAAAGTGATGAAACATTTAAAAAATATAATTAGGCAAATAAATGGCTAAGATATTAGGACAAGACCTTGGATTAACCCCGGAAGCGGGTACTATTGCAGAAAACCTGGCTTCGAATATGGATAAAGCTGCAGAAGCTTCTAAGAAATTCAAACTGGAACTGGACCATGGTTATAAAAAATTAGTTGATCAGTTAGATGCTGCTAAAAAAGCCAATGAAGCTGTTAAAGAAAAAGAAAAATTAGCAAGAAAAAACTTAGATATTGCAAAAAGTGAATTTAAAGAGTTAAAAGCTCTAGGAATTCAAGGAGAAAAAAGACAGAAGGCAATGAAAAAAATGTTAGCGTTCGGATCTGACGCTGCAGCATTATCTAAAAAAGCCAAAGAACAAGAAGAGGAATTAGTAGAACTTACCGAAGAAAAATCAGATTTAGATGCAAAGATTACCAAGGGGATGGAAAAGAACAACAAACTTGGGAATATAATGAATGGTATATTTGCAGGGTTTGTTGTGCTTCTTGCTGAAGCTTTGAGTAGGACATCAAAAATTAGGGATGATCTAACGGGGACAGTTGCCGGAGCTGAAAAATTACAACCTGTTATACAAAGTGTTACATCCGATTTACGTGATCAAGGAATTTCCTTTGAAAAATCAAGTGCAGCTGCAAAAGCTATTTATGATTCAACTAAAAGCTTTAAAGATGTAACCAAAGAAAATGTAGCAAATGTAGCTCTTTTATCCCAGAAATTTGGATTATCTGCAGAAAATGTTGGAAAAGTTTCTCAAACA